ATTTAGCCAGCACTGCACGGGCAAATGCAAACCTATCTTCGGTTTCATCGGGAACCCCCATCCAAATGCTAAAAAGTTCATGCTCCGTCAGGTCTATCCACGGGCGCTGGTACACCTGTGTGTCGTCATCGTCGTCTTTGCGCTTAGTGTGATGCACAAGATACATCCCTTCCTCGTCCAGCGCCGCATCGCGTTTTGATTTGTAGCCTGTCATCACTTCCCCCAAAATGCAAAAGCAAGCATTGTCAAGCCAGCAACTACAAACATCAAAGCAATCAAGCCCTTGACGCTGGCAGCAAGATCATCTATTAAGTCAGGCTCAAGCCCATTGCTTTGATTGATGTACGCCTTGTCGGTTTCCTCGGCGCGTTGCTTTCTGATAGGGCAGTCACGCCCTTGGGTGCAGTTACCAAAATCGTTGCAACATTCAGTCATTTGGCACGCTCCTTGAGCATTGCGTCTGCCATTTCATACGCCCAGTGTGAAATTTCTACTGATGACTCTGCGCCCTCATAAATTATTCCTTGCATAGCCAGCCCCGCAAACTCATCACGCAAAGTTTTGTCCCTTGCAAAGCCGCCGGTCTTTACCATCCAGTCGGTGTACTGCTTGGCGTAATCCGCGGCTGCAATTTCTTTTGTGTCTTTCATTTGTATTCCTTTAAACGTGTGTTTAGACGCTCTATACGGGCCATACTCAGATCGTGGCACGCTTTTGCATACTCGGATGCCGATTCAGCTTCAAGCCTGTCTAAATGGGCTTGCGCCAGTTCGCGGGTGATGACCTCTGCTGGCGTCAAGTCGCGGTAGTAGTCCTTTAAAAACTTAATAAATTTCATGGTAATTTAGCTTCCTTTAGTAGTTCAAGTCTCTCCCGCGCGACGCGCAGGGTGTTGTACCGCTGGTGCATACGCTCCAGTATGGATACTCTTTTGAGCGTATTGCGCTCGTTGTTCAGTAAGCCCAGCACTTCCTCTTCGGTCAGTGTGGGCAGACGGTCATTTAGACTTCGCCAAGTGTTTTTCAATTCGTGTCTCCAGTTTAGTAATCAAGTTGACGCAACGGTCATACGCTCGGTAAGTGGCGTTCAACTGGCGCGCGCGGGCCTTGAGTTCGGCCTTGGCCGCTTTAAGTTGTGCTTTAAGTTTGTCTAACATAGTTCTTCCATTGCAATATCAGAAATAGCGCGCTTGTCATGCAGCGCGGCCCAGATGCGTTCGTCCACCGTCTTGTTGGTCAACATCACGTAGCACCACACGTCATGCCGCTGGCCGCTACGATGCAAGCGCCCGATGGTCTGTTCATACAACTCAAGCGACCAGGGCAAGGACAAGAACACGATCCGGCACCCGCCGTACTGGAGGTTAAGCCCGTGGCCTGCTGACTTGGGGTGGACAAGCAGTAACTCGATGGCGCCCGCGTTCCACCGCTCAATTGCCCGGTCGTCGTCAAGTGTCTGAGCATGGGGGTAACGCCGCTTGAGTTCGGCCAGTTCCTCTTGATAGTTGTAAACAATAAGCGTGTTAGCACGTTGGTTCTCCTCCAGTAACTCATGCAGCCGGTCAAACTTGGCCGTGTCAAACCACACTGGCGTTTGCACCGTCACCCACTTGCCAGGTATTTTCGATGGGCTCTGTACGGTGTGGTACACAAACCCGCTGGCAAGCTGCTGCAACTTGCCGGTCACCACAGCGGCGTTGATGGCCGTGATGTCTTGCAGCTTGAAGTCCTTTTTCATGGTGTCGTAAGGCTTGCGGTCGTACAGATCGCAACGCACTTCTACCGTATGGAGCGGGGGCAGCTTGTCGCTATACTCACCTGCGTCCAAGACGAAAGTAGCAGGTTTAATCACGGCCATTACTTTCTCAAGACTACCCTTGCGCGGCATCCACTCACCAAAGTCTGGGTTAACCAAGACGAAATACTGCTGCTGGAACGCGCCCTTGCTGCGGCCCAACAGGCTCTGGTCAACGATCTTGCACTGGCCGAACACATCCTCCAAGCCATTGCTGGTGAACGAGCCGGTCAGCCCCCAACGAATCTCAATCGGCTTGAGGAATTTCAGCAAATCTTTGAAGCGCTTGCCGCTGGGGTTCTTGAGCCGCGTCAGTTCGTCAAACACCACCGCGTCAAAGGTGCCTGTGGGCAGATTCTCGTAGTTGGTCACCACCACCTGGGCGTTAGACGCCAGCGCAGCGGCCCGCTGCTTGGGCGTGCCCACGGCCACGGCCAGCGTCACATCGGGTGCCCACTTGGGTTGCTCGACCGGCCAGACGCTGGTGGCAACCCGCTTGGGGGCCAGCACGAGAAAGCGGCAGGCGTGCCCATCCTTGAGCATGGCCTGCATGGCTGTGAGCGTGATGGCTGTCTTGCCCGCGCCCACAGGGGCGAGGATCATCGCCCTGTCGCGCTCGTACAGGAAGTCAGCCGCCTCGTCTTGGTAGGGTCTAAGTTTCAAGGTAAGCCTCTATGAGCGCTTGCGCGGCTTGCGGGACGATGGCGTTGCCGTAGGCGCGCAGGCGTCCCACTCTGGCGGTAGACCCATGAGCCAACGGGAATGTGCCGGATTCAACTGGCCGGTATTTTCCGTCTCGGCAAGAGAGCCAATCACAGTTCGCCCAAAAGCCAGTTGCGCTGCTACATCCAGCGTGTCCGTGCTGATCTTGCCGTCTCTCATACGCCCCCCCCCGGTAGCCGCCCTTGTGATCCCGCGTCGATGTCGTCGGCCAACCTATCCATTTCACCGCATTCGGTAACTCGCGTTTGCCAACGCCCGCTGACCCCCGACTGTCCGACGCGAGTGTTGTCGGCCATAAACCAGAGTCGCTGCCGGATGTGCGGAGCGCCGACGCCCGCAGCAGGGATACCGACCGCCCCGCAGGCGTAATCTTCTCCTTCCAAGTCAGCTTGAACAAGGTCGAGCCAGCCGTGTCTAATCGCTGCTTCAACTTGCTCACCAAAGATAACTGGAGGGCGGCACTCGCGGATGAGATTGAACCAGACAGGCCAGAGATGGCGTTCGTCGGCGGTGCCTTTTTGATTGCCTGCGGCGCTAAACGGCTGGCATGGGCAACTACCCGTCCAAACAGGTCTACTGTCAGGCCATCCTGATTGACGTAGCGCATGGCTCCAGACTCCGATACCAGCAAAGAAATGGCATTGGGTGTAGCCTGCAAGGTCAAAGGGCTTAACATCTGTGATACTCCGTTCGTCAACAATACCGTGGGCGATATGCCCTGCTGCTATCAGGTTGCGTAGCCACTGCGCGGCGTACGGGTCAATTTCGTTGTAGTAGTTCATCATATTCATCCACGGCTTGCGCCCAGTTTTTGTCTACAGGAATGGGCGACACCCAACGCCCGTTTACAAACCGCTGGGTGCGGATGTACTTACCAAAACGAGCGTCATGTACTGGGTCTGGAATACGGGGCACAATCACAGGCTCTGGCGGGTACTCAAACACCTTGCCGTTATTCCACTCGTCAGCTAGGCTTTTGGCCTCGGCCTCAAGGGCGAACACATGGCCTGGGCGGTCAGTAAACGTCAAACAGTTAAAACCGTTCTTGTTCTTGACGCCCCACCATCCATTAGGGCCAATGGCTTCGGCCTTGTAAGGGCCAAAGGCAAAATACCTAGCTGGTTGTCCACTCATCAATCTGCTCCTTTGTCCATAAACACGCGTACTTCTGGTTGAGCCGCGCCATGTCTGCCGCAAACAGCTTTTGCAATTCTGATAACCTACCGCCCTTGGGTCTTTTAGTCTCCACGAACCAAGTGCTGCCGTCAGGCAGGCAAGCTATCCTGTCCGCTACACCCTTGCGTCCGGGGCTGGTGAACTTGTAGGTCTTACCGCCAAGCCGCTCCACCGCCCAGACAAAATGATTTTCTACATCTTTTTCTTTCATGTCAAGAAGTTTAGCACAAAAAGTTGTGGTACAGTTGTGGCTCAATCAACTACAGGAGTCTCTAATGGAACTGAAAATCACACAATCCGAGGCCGAGCGCCTTCTCTTGGAATGGGCGCAAGCCAAGTTTCCAGATATGTTTAATCAAGTAGAACTAGACGACCGATACAGCAGCTACAGCAAAACCTTCACTTTTAGTAAAAAGGAGCCAAAAGATGAACCACAGTAATATCGTCGGCGGCTCAACCGCCAAGAGGGTAATCAACTGCCCTGGCTCTGTGGCTCTAGTTGCCAAGATGCCGCCCAAGCCCAGCAGCAAATACGCTGACGAGGGCACGCTCTTACATAACGTCATCGCAGAGATTGTGATGTCGGGCCAAAGTTCTGAGCATTATCTTGGCACCAAGTACGAAGACCAAGTGCTGACCCAAGAACTGATCGACAACAAGCTAAACCCCGCCTTGCGCGCGCTGGACGAGATTGACCCCAAGCAGGAGATGGAAATTGAGGCCGAGACAAGCGTTAATTTCGGCGACCTACTACCTGGTGTGTTTGGTTCAACTGATCTTATCGGTCGCCTTGGCACTCGTGCTGTTGTGCTGGATTGGAAATTTGGCGATGGTGTTGCTGTTGAAGTCGAAGAGAATGAGCAACTGATGTTCTACGCCGCTGCGGCCATGCGTACGCCAGCCGCTCAGTGGGCCTTTGAAGGCGTGACTGAGATTGAGATGGTCATCGTGCAGCCGCCAGCAGTAAAGCGTTGGGTGACCACACCAGCGCGCATTGCTGAGTTTGAATTGCAGTTGGTGCAGGCCGTTAAGATGAGCGAGAAAAAGACCGCCCCGCTGCGCTCTGGCGATCACTGCCGCTGGTGTGCAGCCAAGCCGGTGTGCCCACAGATGACCGGCGCAGTCGAGCGCGCTTTGCAGACAACCATTGACAATCTTGACCCGCCGACCATTGCCACCTATCTCAAGAACGCTGATATGCTAGAGCAGTGGATCACCGATCTGCGCGGTTTGGCGCTCCAGATGCTGGAGTCTGGGGCCAAGCTGCCTGATTACAAACTGGTCGCCAAGCGGGCGATCCGTTCATGGACTGACGAGGATAAGGCCAAAGTCGCCCTGTTTGCGTTTGGTCTCACCGAATCTGAGGTGTTGGAGACTTCCGTGATCTCTCCGGCCAAAGCTGAAAAGGCGCTCAAAAAGCGCAAGCAGGCTTTGCCGGGTGATCTGGTGGTCGCCATCTCTTCAGGTAACACCTTGGCAAGCGCGGATGATCCACGCCCCGAGGTGATGCTCTTGGGTAAGCAATTAACCGCTGCCCTTTCTAAACTTCAATAAAGGTACAGAAATGTCCAATTTAGTAGCGTTCTCTCAAGCGGGCTTGCCCGCAGTTTCCTCCCTCGCATCTTCCCTGCGGGCTATCCAATCCGATGTCGGCCCAGCCGGTACGGTCATCCTGAAAATGGACAAGACCGGCCACTGGGTGTTTGGTGCAGACCAAACCGAAATCGAAGAGGACAGCACCTGGGCGGTCAACCCTTTCTCCTTTGTCCACGGCTTTATTGCTTGGGGTGACGGCGAGGTGTTGGGCGAGAAGATGGTGCCCGTGTCCCAACCCTTGCCGGAGTTGGATGGCGCGCCCCCAGCAGCCAAGAAGGGCTGGGAGACTCAGGTGGGTATGAGTCTGAAGTGTCTGACAGGCGAAGACAAAGGCATGGAAGCCCGCTTCACGACCACTTCGGTGGGCGGCAAGCGCAGCGTCCAGACCTTGGCCGTGGCCTTGGCAGATCAGGTCGATAAAGACCAAACCAAACCAGTGCCGGTCGTGCGCCTCAAAAAGGAGCATTACCAGCACAAGTCGTATGGCCGGATTTTTACGCCGGTCTTCGAGGTGGTGGAATGGTTGACTTTGGAAGGCGAAGCTGAGCCCGCCAAAGTCGAGGAAGCACCAGCCCCAAGTCGTCGTCGTCGCGTAGCGGCCTGATGACTCTCTGGGTTGACTTTGAAACCCGTAGCGCCTGCGACCTAAAAGTCGCGGGCGTTTACAACTACGCCCAGCACGCCAGTACCGAGGTGCTGTGTATGTCCTACGCCTTCAACGACGAAGACGTACAGACATGGTTGCCAGGCCAGCCACTGCCTGACCTGACCGGCCATTGCATCATGGCGCACAACGCCGCTTTCGAGCGCTTAATTTTTTGGTATGTCTTGCAGCTTGACATCCCGTTAGAGTCGTTTTACTGCACCGCAGCACAGGCCCGCGCCAATTGCGCGCCTGGTTCGCTGGAGGACGTGGGGCGCTTTGCTGGCGCGTCCATGAAGAAAGACCATCGTGGTGCCCAGCTAATCCGCAAGATGAGCGTGCCGCCTTACGAGGAGTCGCCCGAGTTAACTGCCGAGATGGTGGCCTACTGCGAGCAGGACGTGCGGGCCATGCGCGCTATCAGCAAGGCCATGCGGCCCCTGTCAGACCAAGAGTTGCATGACTACCACGTCAACGAGCGCATTAACGATCGGGGCGTGTTAGTGGACGTGCCCTTGTGCCATGCTGCCGTCAAGTACGCCAGCGCTGAGTTGGCCGAGATTCAAGAAATTGTGGCCGAGGTGACCGGCGGCGAGATCACCAGCGTGCGCTCCCCCAAGATGCGTGAGTGGGTGCTGGCCCGTGTTGGCCCGCAGGCCAAGAAGCTGATGGAGAAAGACGGCAAGTATTCCATCGACAAGACTGTCAGGGCCAATTTATTAAACTGTGAGGATGTCCCCCATGATGTTCAAGAAGTCATCCAATGCGCCGACGACCTATGGGCGTCGTCGGTTGCGAAGTTCAGCCGCCTTGCACAGCTATCAGATGAAGAAGATGGCCGAGTCCGAGGCGCTTTTGTGTTTGCAGGCGGCAGCGCTACTGGACGCGCTTCGTCTTATGGAGCCCAAGTCCACAACTTCACCCGTAAATGTGCGCCCGACCCTGATGCCGCCCGCCAAGCAATGGTCAGAGGCCACGCAATCGTACCTAAGTTTGGTGCGCGCGTTACCGATGTTCTCAAAGGAATGCTCAGACCCGCCTTGATACCTAGTAAGGGTAAACACCTAGTCGTTGCCGATTGGTCGGCCATTGAAGCTAGGGTAAACCCTTGGTTGTCTGGTAGGGGCGATGACAAGCTGGCGATCTTTGCGTCAGGCGAGGATGTGTACAAGGTCAACGCCTCTGCAACCTTTGGCGTCAGTGTAAGCCAGGTCAACAAAGACCAGCGTCAAATTGGTAAGGTGCAGGAGTTAGCCTGCGGTTTTGCCGGTGGCGTCGGTGCTTTTGCAGCGATGGGCCGCGCCTATGGAATCGCCCTGCCCGAGTCGGACGCGCGGCGCATGGTGGATGCTTGGCGTAGGGCAAACCCTTGGTCTGTTTTGTACTGGCAAGACCTAGAATCAGCGTACACCCGAGCGATGCGAAACAAAGGCAAAGAGTTCAACGCCGGACGGGTGACCTATATGTTCGACGGCTTGCACCTATGGTATGTGCTGCCCTCTGGCCGCATCCTGTGCTACCCCTACGCCCGATTGGAATCAGAAGGTGTGACTTACGCCAAAGCTGCATGGAAACCCGCCGCCGATGCCAAAGAGTGGCCCCGCGCCCGTTTGTGGAAGGGCTTGGCCTGCGAGAACATCACCCAGGCCGTGGCTAATGATTTGCTGCGCCATTCGCTGCGCCAGCTTGATGACGTGGTGCTGCACGTCCACGATGAAATTGTGATCGAAACCGCAACGCCCGACCCCAAGGCGCTGCGCTCAATCATGTGTACCCCGCCCGATTGGGCTAAGGGTTTACCCCTAGACGCTGAAGTCTCAATTATGGAGCGATACGGAAAATGAAACACGTTATAGGACTATCTGGCGGCAAAGATTCGACCGCCCTTGCGCTGCGCTTGATGGAAGTTGAGCCGCGTGAATACGAACTGATCTGCAACGCCACCGGCAACGAGTTGCCCGAGATGTTGGATCATTGGGCCAAGCTGGAGCAGATGCTGGGCTTAACAATCAAAAAGGTGGGCCATTCGACCGACCTGTACGGCCTGATTGAAGAGCAGCAGATGCTGCCCAACTTCAGAGCGCGCTGGTGTACGCGCATTTTAAAAATAGAGCCAACCATCAAATATTTTGAAGACTTGCCCGAGGGATCGGTGCTGTACGTTGGCCTTCGCGCAGACGAAGAGGCGCGGCGCGGCATCTACGGCGAAGACATGAATATTCGTTTTCCCATGCGGGAGTGGGGCTGGAAAGAGGAAGACGTTTGGAAGTACCTAGCCCAGCGCGGCGTCACCATCCCCCGTCGCACCGATTGCGCCGTATGCCCTTACCAGCGGCTAGGCGAGTGGCGTGACTTGTGGCGCGATTACCCTGAAGAGTTTGCGCGTGGCGTGGCCGTAGAAGAGAAGCTAGGCCATACGTTCAGATCACCCCAGCGCGACACTTGGCCCGCTGCGCTAAAAGACTTGGCAGTCGAGTTCGCCAGTGGCCGAAAAATCCGTGGCGAGGGGAAAGTCCCCACTTGCCGTGTTTGTTCTTTGTAAGGATTACAAAATGAGTTTCTTGAAATACTTGGAAGAGATCGCCCCCGAGGGCGAAGTTATTTTGTTCGTGCGGCAGAAGCCCATCCTCAAGGACGGCGAGACTCAATACCATGCAGACGGCGCTCTCAAGTGTTCATGGCCTGCGTTCCTGCCCAAGAAATGGAAGCCCGACCAAGCGTGGTACTGCAACACCGGCTGCTTCATCATCGACCGATTCGACGAGGGCAAGCCCGCCGCCAAGGCCGACGCCTGTGAGCGTGTAGCGTTCCTAGTGCTGGATGACGTGGGCACCAAGGCCAAAGTGCCGCCCATCGACCCGACGTGGATCATGGAAACCAGCCCCAACAACTACCAGTACGGTTACACCTTCGCGCTGGACGATCAGCCCATGAAGGGCGAATTCAGCGCGGCCATTGTCGCCATCGCCGAGGCAGGCTTTACCGACGGCGGCGCGATTAACCCCGTCCGCAATTTCAGACTGCCGGGGTCGATCAATCTCAAGCCTGGGCGCGACCGCTTTGCGTCGGCCTTGGTCGAGTTTCACCCAGAGCGGGAATTTTCGTTAGAAGCTATCTGCACCGCCTTGGGTGTCACCCCCAACCCAGCCGACACGGCCACAGTGCGCCCGATCCGGCTCACAGACGACGGCGGCGATGACGTACTGGCGTGGGCAGCAGCGCGTGGCGACTTGCTGGAGAAGGGCAACAGCAGCGGGTGGTGGGGGATCGTTTGCCCGAACAGCGCCGAGCATAGCGACGGCAATCCGATGGGGCGCTATCACCCCGTCAACCGCGCTTATTGCTGCCTGCATGAGCATTGCGCCCATCTGGATAGCGTGGCCTATCTTGCGTGGGTAGAAGAGCAGGGTGGGCCAAAGCGGTCGCATGGCCTGCGTGATGAGTTGCTGGCGGCAGTGATGGAGAACACCCTGTCCAAGCTAACCCCAACACCCTCATACCCAGACGACGCGGCGACAGTCATCGCCGAGGTCGAGCAACGCGAACTAGGCCGCGTCGAGATGAGCGGATGGTTTGAGCGGTTTGCGTACATCCAAGACGATGACGCATATTTTGATATGCAAGACCGGCGCGAGTTGATGCGTAAGACGTTCAACGCCATGTTCCGGCACATCGACTGCAAGTCACGGCATAACAAACGCAAGATAGAAGCATCCAACGCATACGACGAGTACCGCCAAGACAAAGGCGCAAGAGCGTTAGTCGGCATCACCTACGCCGCAGGCGAAACGGTACTGGTCGCCCGTGAGGGGCTGGTCTACGGCAACCGCTGGCGTAATGCGCGGCCTGCTCCCGCAGCGGGTGACGTTAGCCTGTGGATGCGTCACGTCGAGCGCATGGTGCCAATTGAATTTGAGCGTGAGCATTTGCTCAACGCCCTGGCACACAAGGTGCAGTTCCCTTCGCACAAGATCAATCACGCTATCCTTTTGGGCGGCAATCACGGGAGCGGGAAAGACACCCTTTTCGCCCCGTTCTTTTGGAGCATAGGCGGCAAGGCAAAACACAATTGTTCGTTGGTCAAGAATGAAGACCTCAATTCGCAGTGGGGCTATGCCCTTGAATGCGAAGTGATGGAGATCGCCGAGTTGCGCCAAGCAGAGGCCAAAGACCGCAGAGCGCTAGAGAACACCCTCAAGCCCATCATCGCAGCGCCGCCTGAGCTATTGATGGTCAACCGCAAGGGCTTACATCCTTATTACGCTTTAAACCGCGTTTTCGTGGTGGCGTTCAGTAACGAACGTGTCGCCATATCGTTGCCCTCAGAGGATCGCCGCTGGTTTGTCCTTTGGGCAGAAGCAGGCAAGCTGCCCGAAGCAGAGGCGGTCGCCCTTTGGAACTGGTATGAGCGCCAAGGCGGGTTCGCCGCCGTGTCGGCGTACTTGCACACTCGGGACGTGTCGGCCTGGAACCCGAACGCAGCGCCCCCAATGACCGAGGCCAAGATGATTATGGTCGAGCATGGCATGAGCGGCGCAGAAAGTTTTTTGGTCAACATGATCAGAACACGCCAGCGCGCATTTGCCTCCGGTGTCATTGGCGCCCCCTTCTACGCCTTGTGTGACGAACTGCAAGCCTACGCCCCCGCAGCCATCAAGATCGTGCCTCCCGCGCTCCTCCATGCCCTCAAAGAGGCGGGTTGGGTCGATATGGGGCGCTTGGCGTCCCGCGAGTATCAGACCAAGAAACACATCTTTTGCGCGCCTGAACTGGCAGCATCCAGCCGCTCAGACTTGCGCCGCGCCATTGAAAAAGCCCCCGAAGGGGCCTTAATCAAGATCGAAAAGAATGGCTAGGACGGCGGCGGCTATCGCCGCTATGAGAATGATCATTCAAGCGCCATTTCCGCGCGAATGCGCGTATTCTCGTTGTCGTCATCCAAGAGGGCGCGCAATGCGTCTTCTAGTTCGTTGATGCGGTGCAGTAGGGCGGCGGTTTGGGTGTCGCCGTTAATGTAGGCTTGGCGTTCTGTGATCATGATTAGCACTCCGTCGAATAGTTGTGTTGGGCGTTAAGGGCGGCGAGCGCGTCCACAGTCTGGGCATCCAGCCCGTAGACTTGCAGAGGGTCGACGGCAAACCGCCCACACTCGCTCATGTGGGGGTTGTAAATGGTCATGCCGTTAACCTCAACGCCGTACACCGGCTTGTCGTTAGTGTTTGTAGTCAATACGAAATTCATGATTGCACCCCCTCGGATAGTTCGGCACCGATGTAATCGGCAAGAATGGCGATGATGGCATCATGCCGTTCGCCTGAGAAGTACATACCGGCAAAGTCGCCGGTCTTGACGCCCAAGGCGTCTTGGATGGACGCGCAAGCGGCGTCTAAGGCCGCATAAGCCAATTCGTTGATCTGTTCGTTTTTCATGGTAGATACTCCAAAAGAATAAAAGCTAGGGCTAAGCCGATCGAGATCGCCAGAAGGGCATCAGCCCAAGGGCGGGGGGCTGGTTCGGGTTTGTAGTGTTGGCGCATGGTAAACCCTTAAAACTGAGCGTAGACGATGCCGGAGGGCGTAACGCCAATTACAAACGTGTGTTCTTCCAAGTAGGCGCGCACGGCGGTTTGGTGTTCCTCCTCTGTCTCATCATCGGGCAACTCCAGCCCATAAGACTCGGCGATTTGCTCGACGCTATCCTCTGAGTATTCGCAACAGAGGGCGATAACGTCCAAGTCGTAGTCGTTGTCTACGTCCTCCAAGTAATCAAACAAGAGCCCAAGCGCTTCGTAGCTGAATTGGTCAGCGCGTCCGCATTGGCGGAACTCGTCACGGAACTGTGAGGCGTTTTCAATAGTGAGTTTCATGGTGTGTACTCCAATTAGATGAAATTAACGGCGGCGGCAAAGTTCGGCGGCGAGCCGTCATAGACGGCGACACGGAAAGAGTGGTAACCCGCCGCGCTTGCTGCCTCTTTGACTTTTTCAATGTCGGCGGCGGTTTGGCATTGGGTGCTAAGTAGCGCCTCGGTGTAGCGGCGCGTCTCGCCGCGCTCCAAGCCATAAATCAGAATTTCTTTTTTCATGCTTGCACCTCTTGATGATGACGGGCGGATTGGAAGACCTCGTTGTAGTCGTTGGCGAGCCACATCTGACCGCCTTCCAGCGCCTCGGCTAATGTGTCGAAGGAGGCAAGCCGCTCCATCTCGTCGTACAAGTCGAAGCGGCCAGTTGGGGTTTGCTTGACTTGTACAAGCCCATCGCCATCGGCGCAATAGGACTCTAAGAAGTCGCTGTGATCGTCGGCGGGGTAAATTGTCCAAGTAATCTTGGATGAGTTGATGGTCTGCAATTTCATGGTGTAGTCCTTAAAGAGTCTTTGCAATGGCGTTCAGCTTTTGGCGCAAGTCGCGTTCAGCTTCAAAATCTAACTGACTGCAACCCATTTTCCATTCGCTATGGTCATAGGCGCGCATGATTTCGGCGCGGCTGAAAAGGTTAAAACCTAATATTTCGTCGCGCGTCAAGCCGTTGGCGGAAATTGTTCCGTCAATGTGGCGGTCAATATCGGAGAAGTAAATGTTGCCGTTGTCGAGCAAAGCGGCAGCAATGCGCTGGCCTTTGTCGGTGTACATCCGCTGAGTGTTGAACTTTAGAGTTTCCATTTTTTACCTTTACTTTAGTTTGAAGGGGTTGCCCTGCGCTTGCGCGCACCTGGAGCGTAAGGGATTTCTTTACGCTTTGCAAGTGTTTTTTATGCCCTGGTGTCACGTTGGTGACAATAGCCAAACGCCAACACGTGCCCACAGTAGGCGTTTTGTGGGCGCTGCGGTTTGGATGCATATCGCTGAGGAAATTCAATTTGTTGGCTATGTTGGCTATTCAATTTGAACATTTAGGATTTTGATATTTGTAAGGAAATTCCTTACAGTTAGCATATTGGGAACTGGCGTGACGCAAATTGATGTTCACCTTGGAGCGATTTAAAACGGGTGTCAAAAGTGCCAACATAGCCAACAACCGCCAACCGCCCGCAAAACGCTGCGCGCGCACCGCCGCATGGTGTTGGCTATGTTGGCGGTTTGTTTTGGATAGCCAACATAGCCAACACCTACCGGCCCCCAATTTGCTGACTCCGACTTGGTTGGCATAGCCAACATAGCCAACACCTAACGACCAGGTAATGCTTACCATTTTGCCTAGTATTTGCTTGCCATTTTGCGTAGAATTTCAGCCGAGGGGGAGGGGTAGGGCCGACGCAATGGGCCAACGTAAACGGAGGGGCCACAAACAAAATTTTTTTAATATAAAATCCACGCACACGCCTCCCCGGCGCAGGAGAACAAATGTTCAAGTCACTGCCGCTCACTGTCCGACACGTCCAAGCGACCGAATCGCGCTTGCAGGCGATATACGACGCTGCCAAGCTGGGGCTCAAAGGCGACACGCTGGCGCTGGCTTCTGGGATGCGGCCTGAAGAGTACCGGCACCTGTGCCAATTTGACGCACTGGCCGAGATGGCCGCAATCAAGGGCAAGGCCGACGGCGAGCGCGAGATGGCTGACATCCTGCACAAAGCGGCTCGCGAGGGCGACGCCAAGGCGGCGCTTGAGATTCTCAAGCACCAGCACGGCTGGGTCGCCAAGCAGTCCATCACGGTGGACATTGATCAGCGCATATCCATCACGCAGGCGCTGCAAGAAGCAGAGATGCGCGTCATTGAGGTAGTCGATGCAGTCCACCAGATACAGCGCTGAAGACGAACAAGCCCTGATGGCGCGTCTGTGGACGCCGCGCATCAAGGACAACCCGCTTAATTTCGTAGCGCTGGTATTTCCGTGGGGTGTCAAGGGCACACCGCTTGAGAACTTTAAAGGGCCGCGCAAGTGGCAGCGCGAGGTGCTGCAAGACATCGCCGAGCATATTGAAGCAAATAAAGGGCTACTAGATTACGCAGTATTGCAAGCCGCCATCTCGTCTGGGCGCGGTATTGGCAAGTCGGCCTTGGTCAGTTGGATCACCATCTGGATGCTGGCGACCCGCATTGGCTCAACGACCATCATCTCGGCCAACAGTGAGTCACAGCTGCGGTCAATCACCTGGGCCGAGATTACCAAGTGGCTGGCGATGGCGATCAACTCGCATTGGTTTGAAGTCAGCGCCACGCGGGTGATGCCCGCCAAGTGGCTGACCGAACTGGTTGAGCGGGACTTGAAGAAGGGCACCAGGTACTGGGGCGTTGAAGGGCGGCTGTGGTCAGCGGAGAACCCCGACGCCTACGCGGGTGTGCATAACTACGACGGCGTGCTAGTGGTGTTTGACGAGGCGTCAGGTATCGACGACACGATCTGGGCGGTGACTGCGGGCTTCTTTACTGAGAACACACCCAACCGCTTCTGGCTGGCGTTCTCCAACCCGCGCCGCAACACGGGGTATTTCTACGAGGCGTTCAACTCCAAACGGGCGTTTTGGAAAACCAAGGTGGTGGACGCGCGCACGGTAGAGGGTACGGACAAACAGGTCTACGAGCGCATCATACAAGAGTACGGGCCGGACTCTAGCCAATCGCACGTCGAGGTCTACGGGATGTTCCCAAGCGCGGGGGATGACCAATTCATCGGGTCGGACATAGTGGACGAGGCCATGAAGCGGGAGAAGTACAAAGACTTGTCCGCGCCCATCATCATCGGCGTTGATCCGGCGCGCTACGGCGCGGACGCCACGGTCATCGCCGTGCGCCAAGGACGGGACATAATCAATATCACCCGGCACCGGGGCGACGACACTATGACGGTGGTGGGGTATGTAATCGACGCGATTGAGGAATATAAACCGACCCTGGTGGTGATCGACGAGGGCGGGCTGGGCGCTGGGATTGTGGACAGGCTCAAGGAGCAACGGTACAAGATTAAGGGCGTGAACTTTGGAAATAAGGCCAAAAACCCGATAATGTACGGAAATATGCGCGCGCAGATGTGGGGTGAGATGCGGGAGTGGTTGAAATCTGCTAGTATCCCGACCGACAGGTTCTTGAAGACGGATTTGATTTCGCCTAAGATGAAGCCTGATTCACGTGGAACAATCTTCTTGGAGAGCAAGAAAGAAATGAAAGCACGGGGTTTAGCATCACCAGACGCAGCGGACGCTATATGCGTGACGTTTGCTTTTCCTGTGGCTCACCGCGAGTATACTGAGCCCACTCGCCGCTATAACGCTCAAGACGGCTCGATGTCAACTTCATGGATGGGTTCATGAAAAAAGTATCTCTATCTGTCGGACGCGGCGAGAAGCTGCCAACATCCAAAGGCGCTGGCCTGACGGCCAAGGGTCGTGAGAAGTACAATGCCGCAACCGGCTCCAATCTCAAAGCGCCAGCCCCAAACCCCAAGACCAAGGCAGATCAGGGCCGCAAGGATTCATTTTGTGCAAGAATGGGCGCAGTAGCGGCCAACGCCAAAGATGGCGAACGCGCTAAAGCTGCTCTTAAACGATGGAAGTGTTGATATGGCTACCAAACCTGGACTGTACGCAAATATTCACGCCAAACAGGCACGCATCGCAGCGGGCAGCAAAGAGAAAATGCGCCCTGTAGGCGCAAAAGGCGCTCCAACGGCCAAGGATTTTAAAGATTCTGCCAAAACAGCGAAGAAGAAATAATGCCGCTCGTCAAATCATCTTCACCCAAAGCCTTTCGTGAAAATGTAAAAGCTGAAATCAAAGCTGGCAAGCCGGTCAAACAGGCCGTGGCAATTGCGTACGCAGTAAAGCGCAGCGCGCCAGCCCCAAAAGGTAAAAAATAATGGCTGATTACACCGGCATGGTGGCGGTAGGAAATGTCGCCAACGGTGGCGGCAAGAAGAACGACGATTCCGGCATACTGGCGACAGCGCGCAGCCGCCTGGACATGGCGATATCGGCGCTGTCTGAGTCCCGCGAGGACGAGATAGACGACCTCAAGTTTTACGCCGGAAGCCCAGACAACCATTGGCAGTGGCCTGCTGATGTGCTGGCGACTCGGGGCGCGGTGCAGGGCCAGACAATCAACGCTCGCCCATGCTTGACTATCAACAAGCTGCCGCAGCACGTACGGCAAGTTACCAATGACCAACGCCAAAATCGCCCAACAGGCAAAGTTATTCCAGCCGACGACAAGGCCGACATTGACGTTGCCCAAGTCTTCAACGGCATGGTCAGGCATATTGAATACATCTCGGACGCAGATGTCGCTTACGACACCGCCTGCGAAAACCAAGTCTCCTACGGAGAAGGCTACATCCGAATCCTGACCGAGTATTGCGACGACAATACCTTTGACCAAGACATAAAAATTGGCAGAATTCGCAATAGTTTTTCGGTCTACATGGATCCAACCATCCAAGACCCGTGCGGTGCGGACGCTAAGTATTGTTTTGTGACCGAAGACATTAGCAAAGACGATTACGAGCGGATGTACCCCGACTCAGCGCCCATTACCACCTTGCAAACGCTGGGTGTGGGCGATCAGAACCTGTCGCAATGGCTCAATGAAGACACGATCCGCATCGCGGACTACTATTACGTCGATTACGACAAAGGCACGCTCAATTTGTACCCTGGCAACGCCACCGCTTTTGAGGGAACGCCCGAAGACAAGCAATTACGCGCCATTTACGGCAAGCCCAAGAAGTCTAGGCAATCTGACCGTCCACGGATTAAGTATTGCAAGATAAACGGCTACGAAATCTTGGAAGAGCGCGAGTGGGCGGGTAAATACATCCCGATTGTCCGCATTGTGGGCAACGAATTTGAGGTTGATGGCCGTTTGTATGTGTCTGGGTTGGTGCGAAACGCCAAGGATGCCCAGCGGATGTACAACTATTGGGTGTCCCAAGAAGCAGAGATGCTGGCCTTGGCCCCCAAAGCGCCATTTATCGGCTATGGCGGGCAGTTTGAGGGCTACGAAAACCAATGGAAGACTGCCAACACGACCAACTGGCCGTATTTGGAGGTCAATCCAGACGTTACAGACGGCGCGGGCGCTACGCTGCCACTACCCCAGCGGGCGCAGCCGCCAATGGCCTCCAGCGGGCTGTTGCAAGCCAAGGCAGGCGCTTCTGAGGACATCAAAGCGTCCACCGGCCAGTACAACGCTTCTTTGGGTATGACATCCAACGAGCGCAGCGGCAAGGCGATTCTTGCGCGTCAGCGCGAGGGTGATGTCGGGACGTACCACTTTGGCGACAACTTGGCCCGTGGCGTGCGGTATCTGACCCGCCAACTGATTGACCTGATCCCCAAAATCTACGACACGCAACGCATCGCCCGCATCATTGGTGAAGATGGTGAGACAAGCATGGTCAAGATTGACCCAATGCAGGCCGAGCCGGTCAAAAAGATTGTCAATCAAGAAGGCATTGTGATTGACAAGATTTACAACCCCGGCGTGGGCAAGTACGATGTGGTGGCTACCACCGGCCCAGGCTACGCAACCAAGCGCCAAGAGGCGCTAGAGGCGATGGGCCAACTGTTGCAGGGCAACCCCCAGCTATGGCAAGTGGCCGGTGACCTGTTTGTCAAGAACATGGACTGGCCTGGTGCCCAAGAGATGGCAAAGCGTTTTGCCAAGACCATTGATCCCAAACTCATGCAAGACGGCGACAAACCGCCCGAGTTGCAGGCCGCAGAGCAGCAAATCCAAGCGATGGGCCAAGAAATGGAGCAAATGCACCAGATGATCATCAATGCTGGCAAGTCGATTGAGATGCAGGATATGCACCGCAAGGACTTTGAAGCAACGGTCAAAGCGTATCAAGCCGAAACCCAGCGGATTTCTGCTGTGCAAGCATCCATGTCGCCAGAGCAAATCCAAGACATCGTGCTGGGCACCGTGCATGGCATGATCACTTCGGGCGACTTGGTTAATGAAATGCCAGGGCGGGACATGGATACCGGCCCTGAGATGCCACAAGAAGGCATGGAACAACAACCAATGGGAATGCCACAATGATGTACAAAGCCTGTGATTTTGTCGGGATGCTATTCTTGGCCCGTGATGTGGCCCATAGCGTCCACTTGAACACCCGCAGCTACTCCAAGCACGTTGCGCTCAATATATTCTATGAGCGCATTGTTGGCGCTGCGGACGATTTTGCTGAAGCCTACCAAGGCCGTCATGGCTTGATGGGGCCGATCACACTGCATTCGGCCACCAAGACGGCCAACATCATCGACTTTTTGCAAAACCAGTTGGATGAGATTGAGAAGTGCCGCTATGACGTAGTGGACAGGACTGATATGTCGTTGCAACAGTTGATCGACAATATCATTGAGATTTATCTGCGTACTCTGTATAAACTCCGCTTTTTAGCGTAAGGACACATCATGGAACTTTTAAACCCATTAGCGGACACCAATTTTCCGGCCAAATCTATTTCTTACACCGGCACTGCTGGCGTAACTGGTGCTTGGTCTGCTGGCGCTCAAGGTGTGGTAGTTTGGTCTGACCAGGCTTGCTATGTGCTGGTTGGCGAAGGTGTTACGGCCACGACATCCAGTACGCCAATGCCACCGTTCACACCGATTCCATTTAAAGTTCCCACTAGCGTTAGCGGACAATGGCGTGTAAGCGCAATCCAAGTGTCCACGGGCGGCACGATCTATTGCAAACCAATTAACATCCAATGAGTTTCTTTGGAATTCCCATTCGCAACGGGGTATCAATTGGCCTTGGAAGCATTGTTTCGCTCTTGTCGGGCTATGCGGATGCGACTGTGCAAAGCAACCTTCTTACCGAGTCCTCCGATAACCTTGTGCAAGAGGACGGTGGCTTAATTCTTTTGGAGTGACCTAAATGGCCGTCTTTCTCTCCCCTGTGGGCGGCGCTGCGGCCCAGTTCTTTACCAACAGCGGCGTCATTTTGTCTGGTGGCAAGCTGTACACCTACGCCGCAGGCACTACAACCCCTCAAGCTACTTTTACCAGTTCTTCGGGAAATACCAACCACACCAACCCAATTATTTTGGACTCGGCTGGGCGTGTGCCTGGTGGTGAAATTTGGTTAAGCGCATCGCCGTACAAATTTTTGATTAAGGATAGCAATGATGTTTTAATTGGCACCTATGACAACATAAGTGGCACTGGAGCCGCAAGCTACCAGGTAAACAATTTTACGGGTACAGGATCGCAGACGGTATTTACATTAAGCGCGGCTTCGTTGGGAGAAAACTTTACGTTTGTGTACATTAACGGTGTCTATCAAAACAAGAATACATACGCCGTGTCAGGCGTAACACTCACGTTTTCACAGGCACCACCTATTACTTCACTCATTGAAGTAATGTTTAACTGATTGGATTAATCATGGCAGACAGCAAAATCTCAGCACTTCCCGCTTCTACAACCCCTTTGGCGGGTACGGAAGTATTGCCCATTGTCCAAAGCAGCGCGACCAAACAGGTGTCTGTTGCCAATTTGACCGCTGGCCGTGCTATCAGTGCAACTCAACTTACTTTGACCACAGGTAATTTGATTGTTGCAAGTGGTCAAGGCATCGACTTTTCTGCTACTGCTGGCACAGGAACAAGTGAGTTGTTGGCTGACTATGAAGAAGGTACTTGGACACCTGTATTAAGTGACGGTACAAATAACGCCACTATGTCAGGCGGTACATCAGGGCTATACACAAAAATTGGTCGTCAGGTAAGTGTTACCGCTTATATTGCCGTTACATCACTTGGTAGTGCAAGTGGCGCTGTTTTAATTACTGGTTTGCCTTTTACTGTAAATAGCAGTGATGGCGCTAGAGGTTCTGCTTCTCTTGGGTTTGCATCAGGTTTAACAATTCTTGCAGGATCAAGTTTGACAGGAATTGCAAATGGTAGTTCTGCAAGAATAGCCTTGAATTATTGGTCAGCCATAAGTGGAACATCTAATTTGGCGTTTACAAATTTAAGTGCTAGCACCGCACTTTTTATTTCTTGCGTCTACTATGTTTAAGGAATCAAAATGAGCCTGACCAAAACATCATATTCAATGATTAATGGAGCGCCAATCAATGTTCTTGATTATGGTGCTTACAGTGATGGCACAAATGCAACCGCTACTACAACTGCTATTCGTGCCGCAATCGTTGTGGCTCAACAAACACAATCGCAAGTGTTTTTCCCGACAGGCCTTTATTCTATAAATTCAACTATTGATTTGGCTGATACGCCAATTGGATTTCTTGGTGAATCAAATGCGGTGTGGCAATCTGGTTCAACATTACCTTCAGTTACACTTCAATGGACTGGCGGTGCATCGCCAATGTTTAATTGCACATATTCAAATTTTCAATTTGAAGGAATGGCAATTAGTAACGTAGGAACTGCTACTGATTTTATTTATATTGATGGTGGGCAACGCTATCGGTTCTATCGCATGAGTTGGGTTCAAGGATCAGGAACAAACATTTTTTCTCGAGCTATCATTTATTGCAAAAACCCTTCCTTTGGCTACTCTGCGGTATCTAGTTGTCAATTTGGCGCTTGCGCGCCAATTTTTCTTTACGTTGATGGCACGGGATCAGCAAATGGATTAACGCCTTTTATCTTTGATGACCGCTGTATTTTTGAAAGCGGTGCAACTCAAAATGCGGATGTTGTTTATTTAAAAAATTGTAACGCTGATGGTATTTTGTTTGAGAATTGCACTTTTAACCAGCAAGGTGCTGAACTTCGTATTTTGACAAACATTGACACGCCCCCTGCATTCCCCGCAATTCAATCATTGGTATTCCATGATTGTGAATGGGATTATGGTTCTGGCTCAAATTCATTAGATCGCATGATGGACTTAGAAAATGTTGCCAACATTATCATGACAGGCAATAATTTTCAGTGTGGTGGTACGGCAACGGCTGCAATTAACATGACTAATTGTCGTGTAACTGAGTTTAATGGCAATTACATTCGTGCGATCACTACGTTTATTTCGGCTGATGCCAACACGTTTATTACGGCTGGTCACAATGACGTTGAAATTGGCTCCGTTGGTCGGCTAATTAGCGATGTGGCGAGAGGGTATGTTAATATTACGTGGGCATCCCCAAATACGTTTTTTGGCTTGCAAGATGGTGACCCTGGCCGTACTTGTGTTTACAGAATTAGTGTCCCAACTGCTGTTACTGCGTGGAACATTGGCATTTATCACGGATCAGGAGGATTTGCAGTGCCTGGGCAAGTGTTTACCCTGCTAATTCGAAACATATCTGGCGGCGTTGTAAACACCCCCAGTTTTGCAGCAGACATTAAAGTGTCTGCCGTATTGACTATGCCTGCAACTGGCAACAGCCGTAGTATTACGTTCTTGTTTGACGGAACAAACTTTGTGGAGTTATCTCGTAGCAGCGCAGATGTGCCAAATTAACCGTACTGGTGCGGCCCACCAGACTTTAATGCTTGACTGGATGGTCAGGCTGGAAACAAGGAAATATCATGGCACTAGAAAAAGTTATCTCTGTTGATTTTATTGAAATTGTTGAAAACGGCTCAATCCAAGTTCGCACCAAAACCGCCTTCAAAGAAGATGGCGTTGAAATAGGCAGCAAGTTCCACCGCCACGTTGTTGCCCCAGGCGATGACTACAGCGCCGAAGATGCTCGCGTAAAGGCTATCTGTGCTGCTATGCATACGCCTCAAGTAATTGCGGCTTACAAAGCGGCCCAAATTCCAGCATAATGCTGAAAACACGTACTGGTGCGTTCACCAGGGATTCTATGGAATCGAAAAATGTCAGAAGAAAACCTAGCGGTAGTAGACCCCGCGCCGGAACAGGTAGCAACGGCTGTACCTGAACCTGAAGTTAAAGCGCCGGAAGCAGAAGCACCCAAGACCTTCTCGCAAGAGGAACTTGATGCAGCTATTGGAAAACGCCTCGCAAGAGAGCAACGAAAGTGGGAACGGGAACAAGCACAGAGGGTTGTGGAAACGCAGACCTTGAGGGCTCCGGCAGCACAGTCTGTCGATCAGTTTGAAACGCCAGAGGCTTATGCCGATGCGTTGGCCTATCAAAAGGCCGAGCAATTGATCGCGCAGCGCGAAGCGGCCAAGCAGCACTCGCAAGTTCTTGAGAGTTATCACGATCTGGAAGAGGAAGCCCGCGCTAAGTACGATGACTTTGAACAAGTTGCGTACAACCCCAAGCTGCCAATTACTGATGTGATGGCCGATACGATTCGGTCTTCGGATGTTGGGCCTGAGTTAGCTTACTACCTCGGAACTAACCCCAAAGACGCAGAGCGTATATCTCGCCTAGCCCCGCTTGCACAGGCAAAAGAAATTGGGAAGATTGAGGCCAAATTGGCTTCTGATCCTCCTATGAAACGTACTACATCAGCGCCAGCGCCGATTTCGCCTGTTACTGCCCGATCCACTGGATCACCGGCTTATGACACTACAGACCCCAGGTCAGATAAGACCATGACGGCCTCGCAGTGGATTGAAGCCGAAAGGGCACGACAACGGAAGAAGTGGGAAGCGCAAAACCGCTAACTTTTTTTAAGGACTTTTTTCATGGCTAATAGTATCCTAACCATTGACATGATTACTCGGAAAGCTCTCGAAATCCTCGAGAACAACCTGGTACTCACCCGTAACGTAAACCGTCAGTACGACGACAGCTTCGCTGTTGAAGGTGCCAAGATTGGTTCTACTCTGCGTATTCGTTTGCCCGACCGCGCTCTGGTAACTGACGGTGCCGCCCTGCAAGTGCAGGACGACAATGAGCAGTACACCACTTTGTCTGTCGCCTCGCAAAAACATATTGGCGTGAACTTTACTTCCGCTGAATTGACCATGCAATTGGATGACTTTGCAGAGCGTGTGTTGAAACCACGTATCAGCCAGTTGGCCTCCAGCATTGATGCTGACGTTGCTAACAGCTTTAAAACCATCGGTAACACCGTCGGCACACCCGGCACGACCCCTTCGACTTCTTTAGTGCTTCTCCAAGCCCAACAGAAGCTGAATGAAAATGCCGCTACGATGTCGCCACGTTATGCAACGGTTAACCCCGCTGCAAACGCTGGTTTGGTTGAAGGCATGAAAGGTTTGTTCAACCCCACCGACACTATCAGCAAGCAGTTTAAAAACGGCATGATGGGTACCGGCGTGTTGGGTTACGAAGAAATCAACATGAGCCAATCCATCAAGCAGTTCACCACTGGTTCGCGTGACGCCACGGCTGCTACCACGGTTGGCACCACGGTGACTACTGAAGGTTCTTCTACTGTGAGCTTGTCGCAAGCCTCGGTTACTACAACCATCAAGGCCGGTGATGTGTTTACCATTGCAGCTTGTTCTGCTGTAAATCCGCAAACCCGTGAAACTACTGGTTCGTTGTTCCAGTTTGTGGCTCTGGCTGATGCCACCGCTGTCTCTGGCACTTGGACTGTAACTGTAGCTCCCATGTACTCCGCTGCTCATGCACTGGCTACCATGACTGCCCTGCCAGTATCTAGCGCTGTTGTGACTTTTGTGGGCACCGCTTCTACTGCTTATGCACAGAACTTGGTTTACCACAAAGACGCTATCACGTTTGCTACCGCTGACTTGTTGATGCCTCAAGGTGTTGACATGGCTGCGCGTGCGGTTCATAACGGTATCAGCTTGCGCGTTGTTCGTCAGTACGACATCAACAACGACCGTATGCCTTGCCGTATTGACGTACTGTATGGTTTTTCTACCATTCGTCCACAGATGGCTTGCCGCATCTGGGGTTGATTAATTATTTTTGAAGGAAAATTATCATGGCTATTCCTAATTCTGGCGGTGGATATCAGTTTACTGATGGCAACACCAATGAAATTATTATGGGCGTTCAAGCAGCGCCCCAAACGGCTACTGCTACGGCCACTCTGACTGCCGCGCAAGTTACCGGCGGCATCTTGGTAGGCAACCCGTCTACCACAGCAGCGTCGTACACGCTTCCAACGGCAACGTTAATTGATGCGGTATTTACCAACGCAAAAGTTAACAGCACGTTTGACCTGACAGTTATTAACCTGGGCACTTCGACTGGGTTGATTACGATGGTTGTGGGCACTGGTATTACTGCGGTTGGCAACTTGGTTGTTGCTATTACCGGCAGTGCAGCGGGCGTAAGTGGCGCGGGGCAATTCTTGTTCCGCAAGACCGGCGATGCTGCATACACTGTGTATCGCATTGCTTAAATCTGAATGGGGCTTCGGCCCCGTTCTCTAAGGAAATAATTATGGCAAATACAAAATCTATTGGTGTTGCTTTTGAAGACCAAGACCTCAAAGGTTCAGCAACAATTTATGCCCTTGCTGGAAGTGGGCAGCTTGGATATAACACTGGAAGTTCTACTACGGCGCCTTCAACTGTTACTCAAGCTACAAGCAAATCTACTGGCGTAACTATTAACGCGTCTGTTGGTCAAATTGTGACAAACAATGCTGCTTTGGCTGCTGGCGTTGAAGTAGCTTTTATTGTTACAAATAGCGCGGTAAGTGCCTATGATGTTCCAGTTGTGGCATTAGCAAGCGGCGCAACCACGGCGGGGACGTATTTGCTTTCGGTGGCTGCCGTAGCTGCCGGATCATTTACCTTGGTAATTTCAAATGCATCCGCAGGCAGCTTGTCTGAGGCGCTGACTTTGAATTTTGCTTTGATTCACGTTGCACAAGCGTAAGAGGAAGGGAAGGCTAAAAACCTTTCCTTTCATTTATGGAAATTTACCTTGCCCACCCCGTTCATGGCCGCAAAGTGGCGACTATGGAACTTGAAGCCGAATACGATGAACAAAACGGCTGGACACGATATACTCAGGATACGCCCCAAGTTACCGAGGCGGCTCCTGTTAACGCACTGGAAGTAAAGCGCCGTCGTAGAACCGAACCCGAAGGAGCCTAGTCATGGCGACATACACCGCTGGCGAGCAGATTAACCGAGCCCTTCGATTGCTTGGCGTGCTGGCTGAAGGCGAGACTACTTCTGCGTCAGTGTCGCAAGACAGCTTGATGGCGCTCAACCAGATGATTGATAGCTGGAATACTGAGCGGCTGTCGGTGTTCAGCACTCAAGACCAGGTGTTTACTTGGCCTGCTGGCTTTATCAACCGTACCCTTGGCCCAACAGGTAATTTCGTAGGCAACCGGCCCATCTTGCTGGATGACGCGACCTACTACCGCGACCCAGGCACCAACGTCAGCTTTGGCATAAAAATGATTAACCAGCAGCAGTACGACGGTATTGCTGTCAAGACGGTTACGTCTACTTACCCGCAAGTGCTGTTTATCAACATGACGTATCCTGATGTGGATATGTACATCTATCCCAAGCCCACACGGGACTTGGAGTGGCACTTTATTAGCGTTGAAGAGTTGACCCAGCCCGCCAACTTGGCGACCAACATTTTGTTCCCGCCGGGTTACTTGCGTGCCTTCACTTACAACTTGGCTTGCGAGATTGCACCTGAATTTGGCGTGGAGCCCAGCCCCCAAGTGCAGCGCATTGCTATGACCAGCAAGCGCAATCTGAAACGCATCAACAACCCTGACGATGTGATGTCTATGCCTTACGCCATCGTGGCGACTCGTCAACGCTTTAACATTTACGCAGGAAACTACTAACATGGCAACTATTGCAATTTCAGCTCTCCCCGTCGCAACTGCGGCTGCCGTTGGTGATGTCTTGCCAATTGTGCAAGGCGGCACAACTAAACAAGTGACCAACGCATTGCTGTTTACCAATGCAACATTGGTAACGCCTGTATTGGGTACGCCAACAAGCGGTAATTTGTCAAATTGCACCAGCACCAGTATGGTTATGGTTACGCCTGTAATTGGTGCAGCTACAGGCACAAGCCTAGCGGTAACTGGTGCTGTCACTTCATCTGGCACGGCAGGCGTAGGCTACGCAACAGGCGCTGGCGGCGCGGTTACGCAATTGACCAGCCGCACCACAGGCGTAACGCTTAACAAGACGGCAGGCGCAATCACTATGTTTAGCGCAGCAGGAACAACAACGGCGGCAACTTTTACTGTAACTAACAGCACTGTGGCTGCAACTGATGTTGTCATCTTGAATCAAAAGTCAGGCACTGACTTGTACAATTTGATGGTTACTGCGGTAGCAGCGGGCAGTTTTAATATTTCATTTCGCACCACAGGCGGCACGACAACTGAAACTCCAGTGTTTAACTTTGCAGTTATCAAAGCAGTTGCGGCTTAATGAAAACGCCCATCCTTGGTTCAACCTATGTGGCCCGAAGCGTCAATGCTGCGGATGCCCGCATGGTGAACTTGTTTCCCGAGATTGTGCCGGAGGCGGGCAAGGAACCAGGTTTTTTAAACCGAGCGCCGGGGCTAAACTTACTTTCAACGGTAGGCACCGGCCCCGTTCGAGGGTTGTGGGCGTTTTCATCTAGCGACAGCACGGCCTTTGTGGTGTCGGGCACCGAGTTATACAAGATTACCACCGCGTATGCTGCTACGTTAATTGGCACGGTAGCTGGCACCGGCCCTGTTAGTTTGGCCGACAACGGCACTCAGTTGTTCATTGCGGCCAATGGCCCAAGTTACATCTACAACAACACCACAAACGTTTTTGGTCAGATTACTGACCCTGACTTCCCCGGCGCGGTAACTGTCTGTTACTTAGACGGCTACTTTGTGTTCAACCAACCAAACAGCCAATTGATGTGGGTAACTGAGTTGTTGGATGGTACGTCCATTAACCCGTTAGAATTTGTCAGCACCGAAGGCTCACCTGACGGTCTATTGGCCGTAACGTCCAATTTCCGCGAGGTGTGGGCCTTTGGCACAAACTCGATTGAGGTTTGGTACGACTCTGGCGCGACAGACTTCCCCCTGCAACGCATCCAAGGCGCGTTTAACGAGTTAGGCTGCGCGGCTCCCTTTTCTATAGCCAAGATGGACAACGGCATTTTTTGGCTTGGCCGTGACCGCCGTGGTCAGGGTATTGTCTACCGCGCCAATGGCTATTCGGGCGTTCGCATTTCTACCCATGCTGTTGAGTGGCAGATTCAGCAATACGCTGATTTGTCAGACGCTATTGCGTACACATACCAACAAGACGGCCACAGCTTTTATGTGCTGATTTTCCCTAGTGCCAACACCAGTTGGGTCTATGACGCGGCAACGCAAGCCTGGCATGAGCGTGCGGGCTTTGACAATGGTGAATTTACCCGCCACCGCAGTAACTGCCAGATGGCGTTTAACAACAAGATCGTTGTTGGCGACTTTGAGAACGGCAACATCTACGCCTTTGACTTGGACGATTATTCGGACAACGGCGGCATTCAAAAATGGTTGCGCTCATGGCGGGCGCTGCCAACCGGCCAAAACAATTTAAAGCGCACGGCGCATCATAGTTTGCAACTGGATTGCGAAACGGGCGTGGGATTAAATCTGTACCCTGGGTATGACAGCGAAAATATTGATACTGAGTCAGGGTTAGACCTTGTAGCTGAATATGTACAGACGTTTTTAGCAACGCAATCGGGTGTTACTTTAACTACCGAGGCTGGGGACGGCTCTGAACCTTTAGGTCAATACGAACTGTCGGATACCGATATTACCGGGTACAACTTAGTGACCACGGCTTACCTTGCTGCACCAGGCTACGACCCTGAAGTTATGCTGCGCTGGTCAGATGACGGCGGTCATACCTGGAGTAACGAACACTGGTCACCAGTTGGCAAAATTGGTGCGTATGGTCACCGAACCTTTTGGCGTCGGCTGGGCATGACTTTAAAGCTGCGTGACCGTGTGTACGAACTGTCAGGCACTGACCCTGTAAAAATTACAATCATGGGCGCTGAACTCATTTTGAGTCCAACAAATGCCTAGCCCTAACGCTACGCCAACGCCGATCACGCCACCGCGCGTGCCGCTGATTGACCCCCGCACGAATCTGATTGATCGCGCTTGGTATTTGTTCTTCTTGTCGCTCAACAACATTGCTTCGGCGGTTATTGACGATTCAGGACTTACGTTCAGTTCTGAGTCCTTGCTTGCGTCCTACGATGCAGCGCTTCGCTCGGTCAATCAAGAATTGCAAACCCTGCCGCCAGTAATTACTTTGCCTGCGCCTGACGTATTGGGCGACTGTTGCTCTGCCTTGGTGTCTCAAACTGCTGAGATGCAAAAGCAGATTGAGGCTTTGCAAGTGCAGCCGATTGTTGACGTTGGCCTAATCACCGCAAGCATCGCGGCGCTCTCAAGCGCGCCAGTTACTAAGACCGCTGACTTTACTGTTGCCGCTAACGAGACTTGGCTTATCAATAACAAGTCAGGATCAACTTGCACGGTGACCTTGCCCTCGGCATCTGCATATTCTGGCCGTTATTTGACATTTAAAAACTTGCAGGCTCAGACCTTGGTGTCTGCGTCAAGCAACGTGGTGCTGATTGACAGCGCGGCGGCTGGCACCGCAATCCTCTTGGCAGTTGTAGGAAATTGGGCGACAATGGTGTCTGACGGCACAAATTGGGTCATTATGCAACAGGCCGCTAACAACAACCTGCTTTTGGAGTAAACCATGACCGTATCAGTAAAAGTCCTTGTAGCCGCAAAGTTTGCCGAAAGCTCGCAAACAACCCAGTACACCGCAACTGGCGTCACGGCCATCATTGACAAGTTTACCGCGACTAACATCACTGCCACAGCAGCTACGATCAGCGTGAACTTGGTCACCGTGTCTGGTTCTTCGGGTAACACCAACCTGATTACCAAGACCAAGACGCTTCAGGCTTCTGAGGTCTACACATTCCCTGAACTGGTGGGCCAAGTGCTTAATGTTGGCGACTTTATCAGTACCATTGCTGGTACTGCCAGCGCAATTAACATTCGTGTTTCTGGGCGTGAGGTGACTTGATGCGAATCACTTACGGCAAAGGGTTTGATGTTGCGCCAGCAGTTTCAATGATTGACAAGGTTAAGGCGTTGCAAATTGAAGTTGCCAAGCATGAGCAGTACGAAGCGCCTACTGAGCATTTGTTCCACGGCGGTATGTACTGCCGTCAAGTTTGGCGTCCGGCAGGGTGTTTAATAGTGGGTAAAGTCCACAAAAAAGAACATTTTTACATGGTTGTTTTTGGTACGGTTGCGGTTACTACGGACGAAGGCGTTAAGTTGATTACAGGGCCGCAAGTGATATGCAGCAGCCCGGGGACAAAACGAGCAGTTTATGCAGAAACAGATGCGCTGTGCATGACGTTTCACCGAGTTGAATCGGATACGGTAGAAGATGTAGAGTCAGAGTTAGTTGAAGACGACCCGCGCGCTATGTTTGGTATTGGTAACAAGATAAAAGATCAATCACTTGAGGTGTCAATATGAGTTTTATAACAGTAGCAATGATTGGGGCGGGTGGCGCTCTTCTTGGCGGTGTAATTGCATCTTCCGGCGCAAAAAGCGCGGCTAGCACACAAGCCGCCGCCGCTGACCGCGCTGCTGCTCTTCAAAAGGAAATGTTTGACCAGCAAATGGCTGGTCAAGAGCCGTATCGTCAAGCTGGTCTTACAGGGCAAAACCGGCTAATGGAATTGCTGGGTCTTGGCGGTAATGCTGGCGCTGCTGGGTACGGCAAGTACAGTAGAGACTTTGGTATGGCAGACTACCAAGCAGACCCAGGCTACGCATTCCGTTTAAGTGAAGGTCAGAAAGCACTTGATCGTCAAGCCGCTGCCCGTGGTGGCTTAATCTCAGGTGGGGCTTTGAAGGCCGCTACTCGCTACGGCCAAGACATGGGCTCACAAGAGTACCAGAATGCTTTTAACCGGTACCAAACAAATCGTTCAAATCAACTCCAACCCTTGGGTAACTTGATGTCATCTGGTCAAGCTGCGGCGTCTAATCAAGGCATTGCGGCGGGGAATTACGGAACTAATGCTGGGAACGCATACATGGCCGCAGGCAACGCAGTTGGCGCGGGCCAGCTAGGCGCGGCAAACACTTTGGCGGGCGGTCTTCAGACGGCTGCAAGTTCATATCAAAATCAAATGAACTTTAACGATTTCTTGAAGCGCAGTCAAACGCCACAAAGCGGCCCTATTAGTATGCCCGGCTATGACGTAAACTATTACGATGGAACCTATCAAGGACGCTAATCATGGCTGATCTAAACGCACTTATTGCACAGGGCTACCAGTTTCAACCGCCGCCTGATCCGTTTGCACAATATGGCAAGATGCAACAATTGCAGCAGGGCCAGCAAGCCAACCAGTTGAATCAGATGAAGATGCAGGAATACCAACGCGGCATGGAAGAGACCAACGCTTTGCGCCGCCTTGACCCAGCGTCTGCAACATATTTGCAAGACGTAACCAGACTCAACCCAAAATTAGGTTTTGAATTTGCTAAGTCTCAACAAGAAGCTAAAACGGCGGGTACGGAAGGCCAAATCAAAAGCACTAGGTTGATAGCTGATAAATTGGCGTTACTTCCTGACGCCTACCGCATGGCAGATACGCCAGAGGCATATTTAGCGGTGCATAAATCCGTACATGCCGATCCCGTGCTTGGGCCGTACCTTCAGAGTTTAGGTGCAACGCCAGAAAAAGGATTAGCGCAACTAAATGAGGCCGTGCAAACTGGTAAGTTTGACCAGTTGCGTATGGGCTCAATGCAAAGCGTTAGCCAATTGCTTGATAGCATGAAGCCTGTTGTGGTTGCACCTAGCGCAAGTGTTTATCAAGGCGGCGCATTCTCTCAAGCACCGGCTGCGCCGGAAAAAGCGCCAGCACCCCCATCTATGGTGGCCGAATTCAATTTCGCCAAAACACCGGAGGGTGGTAATTTTAGAGGTGACTATCAACAATTTGTTACGGCCCGCGCTGCTGCTGGACGCGCCCCTGCTGCGCCTCGGCCAGAGCAACCGCCAGTTGCGGTTGTTGATCCTGTGACCGGCAAACCTGTGTACGTTACAAGAGAACAAGCGCTGTCAGGAAAAATGACGCCTGCAAGTGCAATGGAAGGCTTACCTCCAAAAGAAATTCAAGCGCGCGAATCTAAATTCCCCGCCGCTACATCTGCGGTTAAGACGTTTGAATCAAGCGCGGAAAAGTTAGCTACTGATTTGGAAAAGTTGGCAAATCATCCTGGCTTGTCTGGAATTTCAGGCTTAGTCTACGGTCGCACACCGGCAATTACCAAAGACGCAAGAGCAGCGCAAGCGCTGTACGACAGTATTGTCGCTCGCGGTGGTTTTCAAGAGTTGCAAAATATGCGCGCGTCATCGCCTACTGGCGGCGCGTTGGGCAACGTATCAAACCAAGAAGGCCAGTATTTACGCGATGCGTTTGCGCCTATAAACCGTACGCAAGACACCACCGATTTGAGCAGATCGTTAAAAGACGCGGCTGTCGCAGCCCGCACGTCTAAACAACGCGTGCGCGATGCCTACGACATGACTTACGAATATAAAACGGGCGGCAGCGCTGCACCACAAGGATCAGGCGGGTTTAAATATTTAGGTAAAGAATAATGGCTACAAAATATCGTGTTCAAGGCCCAGACGGCGCGGTGCACGTCTTTGAAGGCCCAGATGACGCAACGCCCGCGCAAATAGAAACGTTTGCGGCCCAAACTTTTGGTGCCGCACCCAAGCCTAGCGAAGGTATGCCTACGGCCCCGCGCCAAGAGTTATCTACCGGCCAAAAAATGTACCAAGCAGCGCGTCCTTATGTGGCCCCTACGCTAGAAGCATTAGGCGCAGCAGGCGGTGCGGTTTTGGGTACGTCTATGGGGCCATTGGGCACCGTTGGTGGGGCTGGCCTTGGGTACGGTATTGCCAAACAAGGGATGACCGTTGCTGATGTGGCTATGGGTATGCAACCCGCGCCGCAAGGTTCGGAAATTATCACCCAACCACTCAAAAATGTTTTGGAAGGTGCAACGTTTGAGGCCGGTGGCCGTGTAGTTGCGCCTTTACTTGGTAAGGCCGCAGGCGCTGTCATGGACTTGCGCCAGATGCCCCAACAAAAAGCCGCTGAAATTGCCCGCAACGCACTTGCTAGTGATTTACCCAGCGCGTTAAATGCTTTGCGTAACGCCCCGGCTAACGTGACCGCCGCACAAGCAACCGCAGGCATTACCAATCCAACTTGGCAAGCCCTAATTGAACGCCGGTTGGCTGCGGATCCTAAGTTCACGCTAACGCTCAAAAACATGAATGAGCAAGATGCCGTAAATGAATTAGCTAAATTGGCGGGCGGCGTTAGTGCAACAGATGTAAAAGTTGCATTGCTTGAGGCCAAAGGTAGGTTGAGCGCGGTTACCACACCAATGCGCGATACGGCGCTGGCCCGTGCCAATCTCGGCCAAGACGTGGCAGATTTAGAAGCCCGTTCGGGCAGCTTGAGCGATCAAGCAGCATCCGCAGTGGCTGATGTGCGTCGGTTGGTCAACGCCGGAAATGTGGCTGAAGCAGCAGCGCGGCTTGAGTTAATCAAAAAAGGTCTGCCGGTGGGTTTTACTAAGTACACCTACAAAGGTGATTTAGCCAAAATGGCCGATGAGTGGGCATCGCAAGCGGCTAACGCATCATTGGACTTGGGCCAAGGCGCGCGGCTGGCGCAAGGCGCAGCGGACAGCCTGCGTTCTGTCGGCATCAAACCGTTAAACGCGCCAGCGCTTGTAAGCAAAATACAAGGTTTGGCAACAGCGCCGGAGTTTGCCGGTAACGACATCATGTCTACGGCGGTAAAAAATGTCGCCGATGACATTGGAAAATGGACGACTAGTGGCGGTTTGATAGACGCCGTGGCTTTGGACGCAATCCGTAAAAATTCGGTTAACGCTGCCATTCGTCAGTTAAACCCTGGCGCAGACGCAACTACGCAACGTAATTTAGCTGCGTCGGTTATGACCAAACTAAAACCCGTTATTGACGACGCAATTGTCAACGCAGGCGGCATGGGCTATAAAGATTACTTGGCCGCGTATGCCAAAGGCGCGCAACAAATTGCAGAAAAGAAATTGTCCGGCAAAGCATTGGATTTGTTTAAGACCAATAAAGACGAATTTGTTCGCTTGGTTGAAGGCAACTCACCTGATACCGTTGAAAAAATTCTTGGCCCCGGTAGCTACAACATTGCCAAAGACGTGAGCGAGAACACGCTTAACGTGTTACGCGATCAGGCGTCCAAAGTTGTGCGCGAGGCCAACATCAAAACTCAAGTGGCTGAAGGTCAAGACGCACTCAAGGAATTGCTAACTCAGCACCTATCCAAAGTGCGCTTGCCGTCATATATCACCGCAGTGGCCGCAACTACCAATAAAGCAATCCAAATTTTAGAAAACAAAATTGGCAACAAAACCATGCGGGCGTTGACCGAAGCGTTCAAAACACCGCAGGGCGCAGCCGATCTACTTAACACACTACCCGCCAACGAGCGCAGCAAAGTGTTGCGATTAATTTCCGACCCAACTAAGTGGAGCGGAGTTGTCCCCGGCGCGGTTAACGCTTTGGCTCCCGCAAACGAAAACGCATTGGCACAATAATGGATCAGCAAACAATCAACCTCATCTTGGGTGCGTGCATGGCCGTGGCCGGATGGTTCGCCCGCGAGTTGTGGACAGCGGTGCAAGACCTTAAAAACGACTTGTCCAAGCTGCCTTTAACCTACGTTGCCCGTCTGGATTACAAAGAAGATATGCGCGAAATCAAAGAAATGTTAAGCAAGATTTTTGACCGGCTAGAAAACAAAGCAGACAAATGATTAATGCGCGGCGTCATACTCTTTTTGGCGCTGGTCACGGTATCGGTCGCCCAGGACAAGCTAATTCTGAACGCGCAGCCGCCACCAAAGCCCAAGCCCAAACAGACAAGTTGCGCGGTGCAGGAGTTGTACGCCATAGCCTGGTCAACGCACGATCCAGCAGAGCGCCACAAAGCCATGCTAGAGTGGCTGGATAAATCGGTATGCAGTTCAGCCGACTACGTGATTATTTGGAACGCCTTGCCCGAATGGGCAGGCACATCAGACAGTCCTTTGCTTCGCGCAAAGATCATGGAGAAATCAAAGTGAACGACAATATCAAAGCACGGCTAACCTTTGCAGTAACGCTCATGGTCAGCGCAACCCTTTGCTTATCTGTAATAGGCATGGTTTCAGCATTCCTGCTCGGCCTGTGGTCAAAAGAAGTGGACAACAGCGAAATTTTCAAGCTGTTGTCGCCAGCTTTCCAGACCATCATCGGCGGTTTTATCGGCCTGCTGGCGGGTGTGAAGCTGTCCCACGACGAGGAGATCAAGCATGGCCCTTGACCCAGTGACAGCCCTGTTTGACATTGGCAGCAAAGTCTTAGACCGAGTTCTGCCTGACCCCGCGCAGCAGGCCGCTGCCAAGCTGGAGTTGCTCAAGTTGCAACAGAACGGCGAGTTGGCTCAGATCACCGGGCAGATGGACATCAATAAGATCGAAGCGGCCAGCAGCAGCGTCTTTGTATCCGGCTGGCGTCCAGCGATTGGCTGGGTGTGCGGCGCAGGATTCGCTGTCCAGTTCGTCGTCGGCCCGCTGGCCGAATGGGGCTCGGCCTTGGCCGGTCACCCCGTTAAGTTCCCCACGATGGACACGGGCACCATGATGCCGCTGCTGTTGGGTATGCTTGGCCTGGGTGGTATGCGTACGGCTGAAAAAATGCAAGGCGTGGCTGCAAAATGACGCCTAACTTTACGCTGGCAGAATTAACCGTAACCGATCACCGGGAGTTTAAGAATGAACCTAACCCTACTGAAACAGCAAATCTCCAACGCTTGGCTGGCTTGCTGGAACAAGTTAAAAGCGTTTTGGGCGGCGTACCAATCATGGTCAACAGCGCATTTCGGAGCAAACAAGTAAATGACGCGGTAGGCAGCAAAGACACCAGCCAGCATCGGCTTGGCTGCGCTGCGGACATCCGCGTCCCTGCAATGACGCCAGATCAAGTGGTCAAAGCGGTCATAGCGGCCAAACTGCCTTTTGACCAACTAATCCGTGAGTTTGACCGTTGGACGCACATATCGGTGCCCAATGACCCCAAGGGCAGGCCTCGGGGCCAAGTGCTAATCATCGACAGTAAGGGTACTCGCCCGTACTAACTGCATAGCGTCCTTCAGGTCACTGCGCAGTTGCTCCAAAGCATCTTGCTGGGCCTGTAGGCGCAGATACGCCTCCAGCGCAAATTTTGCTAAGTTTTCATTTGACCAGGCGGCGAAATTTGGTGTGTTTTGCATTTGGTTTAGGGCAGTCTTTGGGCGGAACGATAACGCACCATACGGCTTGTGCTGGCGCTTGGTACTGGGCTTCTGTCCAGCGATCTATATACGAATCAGGCATTGCCTTTAACGCATGGTAAATTGTTTCGGCGTTGCGGTCTAAGCGCTCGGCTAGTTCCAATACAGTAAAGCCATCTTGGTATTGATGCAATAGCTGCCTAATTTTTGGGTGATTTGGTTTCATACTTATGGGCCGTATGGTTTGTTGTATGCCCACCGCTGCTCTACAGTTTTAAAAGTAAACGTGTAGTCCTCGGCGATAAGTTCCAACCGTTTAACCGCAGCGTCAATGCCGGTGCCCCACGCCAGTGAAGGCCAGTGCGGGTGTGTGTTCCATACCCCGCCTACGTTAGATATTTTGATTTCGTTCATGTGTTAAGTTCCTTTGATTTAGCCAGCACTGCACGGGCAAATGCAAACCTATCTTCGGTTTCATCGGGAACCCCCATCCAAATGCTAAAAAGTTCATGCTCCGTCAGGTCTATCCACGGGCGCTGGTACACCTGTGTGT